ACAGTCACACTCTCCACCTTCCGCGATGCCTTCCGCACCATGAACCGCAACGACCATTTCACTTGGGAAGGGCTAGCGGTCTTGTTCGATGATCTGACGCAGTACGAAGAGGATTGCGGCCAAGAACTGGAACTCGACGTAATAGCGATCTGCTGTGACTTCTACGAATACACGCTGGAAGAGGCCAACCGCGATTATTCTTGGGACTTTGAGACGCTTGACGAGTTAGCGGAGCATCTACACAACGAGACGCACGTCTGTGGCACCACTGACAAAACCGTTATTTTCCAATGCTTCTAACCAACACGGGACACCATGAACGAATTTACAATCAACTGCACCGGCGATGTATGCGCTGGCGATCATATCCGCTTCACAGAGGCGGTTTTTGCTGGATCGTACCGAAAGCCAAAATTCAAAGGCGAACGGGTTGTAGAAGCGCTAGTCGTGCGTGATAGCTACGGCGAAGCCAAGCAGCAACACACGTTCACGCTAGAAGTTCTTGCCAGTGAAGGCTACGAGCCTTTGCAGGTAGGCGCAACGATTCGCCGCAAAGGTCGCAACGTCTACCGTAACGGGACCAAGCGCAAACCGTGGGCCGATGAGAGCCAACGCGGCGAAGCCTTAGCAGAAAAGCATCAGCGCGGCGACAACGCCCGTGCAGCTCGTGAGCATCGGTTGTGGCTGCGTGAAATGTATGCGGCTGACTATTACGGCTTGATCTAACCCAGAGGAATATTGACCAGCATCGAATTCAGAAAGGCTCGACAAGAGTTGGGCCTGTCAATGGTACAAGCATCCAAAAAATGCTGCGTTTCCTACCGAACTTGGCAAGATTGGGAAACTGGCAAACGTCGGCTTCCCAGCTATGCCAAGGTTTTTCTTTTTTACCTCCAGCATAGTTGATTTAAATTCCCAAAATTCCCAAAATTCCCAAAATTCCCCACAGCCCTTTGCTTTTGCGCTAAACCTAGCGCATGGCAATTGATTTATTCGATAGAAACAACTACCCCACAACTGAGCCGGAAACCTTAATCGCTGGAGCCTTTTGGACATGGAGGCGCGACGATCTAGCGACACCTTATCCAATTGGCTCTTACTCTCTCCATTATCACGCTCGCGTTCATGGAGGCGGACAGGAAATCACTTTTTCCGCCACTGAAGCCGATTCCACTTATTACATCGAAGTTCCTTCCACAACTACTGCTGACTACCCATTAGGCCATTTACACTGGCAGGCTTGGATTGTTCGAGCCTCCGATTCTGAACAGATTTCTGTTTCTGAAGGCGTTTGGGACATCATTGGCGATTACGATTCCAACCAGAGTGATCCGCGTTCAACTGCGGATTTAATGGTTACCTACCTTGAGGCAACGCTCAAAGAACTCGCCCAAAAACATGCGAGCCAATACGCCATCGCAGATCGAAACATGATCTATGCGGACATGGTAAAAACTCGCCAAGAACTAAATTATTGGAAGTCTGAGCTCAGAAAAGAAATCAAGGCAACTCGAAGAAAAGCAGGTAAGCCAACGGGTGACGTAATCGCCACTAGATTTGGAGGACTTGGCTAATGTGGCCCTTCAAAAATGAGCCTCCCGATTTAATCGGCAGAGAATCGAAGCCTCAAAGCAAAGCCGAAATTCCAAAGCGCAAACGCTCCTACTTGGGTAATCAAGTTTCCTCTCTGCTTTCAGATTTTCTTTCTCCTGCGACTTCTGCGGATACAGAAATCCGTGGCGCGATTCGCAGGCTAAGAGACAGAAGCCGACAGCTATCAAGAAACAATCCTTACGCTAAAAGAGCGCTTCAGGTTTACCGGACGATGATTGTTGGACATGAAGGGCTAACCTTTCAAAGCCGCGCAAGAAATCTTCCATTAGTCAATGGCAGGCCAGATCCAAACAATGCTCAAGGCCCACTAGACCAAGTTGGAAACGCCAGAATTGAAAGAGCCTGGAAAGAATGGAGCCAGCTTGGCAACTGCGAAGTCAGCGGAAAGCTTAGTTGGATTGATGTTCAACAATTGGTGATCGAAAGCGTTCAGCGAGACGGTGAGGTTCTAGTCAAGCTAGTTAGAGACAAGTCTTTGCCTTTCGGCTTTGGGCTTCAGATTCTCGAAGGCGATTATCTCGACGAGCAATACGACACCACGCTTGCCAATGGCAACCGAATCATCATGGGCGTGGAACTCAACCGATTCCATCGACCTGTTGCCTATCATTTGTTTGAAGGCCCAGACCATCCGCTAAATTACGGAACAGTCGGAAGCTATCACCACGGAATGAGGCGTGTTCGTATTCCGGCTGAAGAGCTTTTACATATCTATCTGCCAGAGAGAAGCCAGCAAACGCGAGGGGTTCCAGCTTTCGCTTCTGTCATGGAATCGATGCACCAGTTGCAAGGATACCTGCAAGCCGAGGTGGTTGCCGCAAGGCTAGGCGCAGCAAAAATGGGCTTTTTGCAATCGCCTGAAGGTGACGGATTCGATGGCGAAGACACGATTGACGATTATCAGCCTGTCATGGACGCAAGTCCTGGCTCAATTCAACAACTTCCGGCTGGAATGAGTTTTTCAGCTTGGGATCCCACCCACCCAACGACAGCATTCCCAGACTTTCACTCTGCTGTTTTACGTTCGATTGCTTCCGGCTTGGGTATTAGCTATGCCGAGTTGAGCAACGATCTAACAGGCGTGAACTATTCGAGCATTCGGCAAGGCGCAATCAGTGAGCGCGATCATTACCGGATGCTTCAAAAGTTTTTGATTACTCATTTGGCAAAGCCCATCTATCGGGAGTGGCACAAAGTCCAAGTTCTCAGAGGCACATTCGATTGGTCAATGGAAAAGGCAGAATCGAAGTTTATTCCAAGTGCTGAATTTAGAGGGCGAGGTTTCGCTTGGGTTGACCCAGCCAAAGAAATTTCAGCAGCAACCGCAGCGGTTCAATCTGGCTTTATGAGCCTTTCAGACGTTCAATTGCAATATGGTCGAGATCCTGAAGAAGTCTTCAGCCAGATTCAGCAGGACGTTCAAATGGCGGAACGCTACGGAATCGAAGTGGGCCATTTCAAACCACTGGGGCCGAAGCAGCCGTTCTTCCTAGATTTGACACAAGTCGAAATTGCTGAAAACGAGCAAGAGGCAGCGGATGAGTGAAGGGTACAAGCCAACACAAGGCATGGTTGAAGAAGCCAGAAAGGGCTTGGCATGGCGGAAAGAATTTGGGCGTGGCGGAACACTGATTGGAGTTGCGCGAGCCAGAGATATTGTGAACGAAAAGAACCTTTCGCTAGATACCGTCAAAAGAATGAAAAGTTTTTTCGCTCGCCATGAAGTGGACAAAAAAGCTGAAGGTTATAGACCAGGAGAGAAGGGGTATCCGTCAAACGGCAGAATTGCGAACGCTCTTTGGGGCGGAGACGCTGGACAGACTTGGGCCAACAAAATCGTTGAGCAAGCGAACAAGGAAAAAGAAAACCGAGCAGAAATTGAAATCACTGGAGCAGTAGAAGAAGGGTTAAAAAACAAAGTCAGCGAACACAATGACGAAGTTGGGGATGACGAGAGAAAACGGACGAATTTGAGAACACTTTCAACCGTTTTCCGTCGAGGGGTTGGAGCCTACAAAACCAATCCCCAATCGGTTCGCCCATCTGTCAACTCACCGGAACAATGGGCTTATGCTCGCGTAAATTCTTTTTTATATGCCCTCAGAAATTTTAAGTTCCGCTCTGGAAAACACGACACCGATCTACTACCGGAAGGCCATCCAATGAGCAGCAAAGGAAGAGAAATGGACGGACAAGATTTAGCGACCAGACACATTTTGGAAGTTGAAGAAACAGAAAACGAGTACATCGTCGCCTTTGCCAAGGCCAAAGCCGAAGAAGTTGCAGAAGAGCAAGAAATGGAAATGGCAGAGGAAGAGAGAAAAGCCACACCTGAACCACTCAGCTTTCGAGTTGGGGAGGTTGAGCGCGGCTGGTCATATGACAAAGAAAAGGATGATCGCAGAGTTAGATTAGCTTGGTCTTCACAATCCCCAGTTGAAAGGGAATTCGGTTATGAAGTGCTGGGCCACAGTGAAGACGAGATCGATTTGAGTTTTGCGAGAAGCGGAAGAATGCCGCTTTTGTTAGATCACGATATGCGCCAGCAGATTGGCGTTGTCGAGAATGTGAACCTTGACAGCTCTGCCGGAGTGGCAAGAGCAACAGTGCGCTTTGGAAAAGGCGTTCTAGCGGAAGAGGTTTACCAAGATGTCGTTGATGGCATCAGAACCAATGTTTCTGTTGGCTATAGCGTCAAAGGAATGAGTCCAACCGAAGAGGAAATCGACGGAAGAACTGTTTTCCGAGTAAACGCTTGGTATCCGCAGGAAGTATCAATTGTTTCAGTCCCAGCCGATAAAGGCGTTGGGATTGGTAGATCACTACCCACAAAAAAGGAAGAAAAAATGGAAATGGAAGGCGTAAATGTGCAGGTCACTAAAGAACCTGTCCCAGTGATTGACGAAAAATCTGTGCGTCAGCAGATGCTTAATGAACAAAACAAAATCCGCTCTTTGGCGGAAGGATTCGGAAAATCTGACTTCGCAGAAAGAGCCATTCGAGAAGGCAAACCCTATCTTCAATTCGCTGAAGAACTGAGCGATGAAGTGCGAACGAATCCCCATGTTGTGCAACCGGAACTGACCAAAAAAGAGAAAAAGCAATACTCACTGATTCGAGCAATTGAAGCCGCAGCAAACAATAACTGGGCGCTGGCTGGCTTTGAAAAGGAAGTGAGTGATGAAATCGCTTCTAGGGTTGGTAGACAACCAAATGGGTTCTTTATCCCAGATCACGGTTTTTCAACGAGAACACTTTCAGCCGCAACAGGATCAAGCGGTTCTGGATTTGGAGATAAAACCGTAGCGGATAATCTGCTAGTGGATCGCTTTATTGACGCGCTGATCTCTCAAAGCATCATGGGCCAAGTTGGCGCGACCAGATTCGAGGGCTTGGTTGGTGATGTTCAAATCCCTAAGTTTTCAGCGAACGCCTCAGTGACGTTCACGGCAGAAGCTGGAAGTGTGGGGAACAATGAGCCGGATTTTGGGCAAGTGACCATGACTCCAAAAGAGGCCTCCAACAATATCAAGATTACGAGAAAGCTTTTGCATCAAGGCTTGAACGGAAATCTTGAAACCGTCATTCGTGACCACATGGTTAAATTGTTTGCTGCTAAAATCGACAACGTAGCAATCAAAGGTGGCGGTTCTAACGAACCTACCGGAATCCTCGCAACTACCGGAATCGGTGACGTTGAGAGTGCAGGTACTTCTGGGAATGCGGCTTTGACGTACGGAAATGTGGTTGACATCTGGAGTGAAGTCGCAGCCGATAACGCCTTGGTTGGTTCCTTGGCTTGGGTAACTCATCCGCGAGTAGTTGGAAAGCTGATGCAAACGCTTGTGTCTGCTTCTACAGACTCACGAATGATTATGATGGAAACCGATTCTCTGCTTGGGTATCCCGTCGTTCAAACAACTCAAGCACCATCTTCAGCGCCTTATTCCTTGCTGTTTGGAAACTTCAGCGACCTTTACTTAGGTTTCTTTGGCAATCTCGACGTTCAGGTTGATCCATATACAGCCGCAGGAAATGGAACTGTTAATTTGTGGTTCTATCAAATGATGGATGTTGCGGTAGCGAGGCCAGAATCCTTCTCAGCAGCGCAGGATGTGACGGTCTGAGTGTTTCAGCTAGATGAACTGAAAAATTGGTGCAGAGGCG